TTCTTGAATAGTGATACCCATAGAACGAGCCTGTTTAGTAAGTTCTCCAAAAACTTTAGTTCCTTGTTTACCAAAGCGGGCGAGTTGTGGTGATATCTGATTAAACCCATCAATCACTTCGGTAACAGGAAGACCCACTTTTTGGGCTAATTGGTCAAAACTTTGAGCAGCATTTGCGGCTGCACCAACAGACATCCCCATACCTCTAGTAAGAACATCTAACGCTTGACCAGTCGTCTCACTGCTGACACCAAGCCTCTCAAGTGCCAATGTGGTAGTAGTAAGTTGTTTCCTTTGTTCTGCACCAAGAGTATTGAACAGCGTCATGTTTGTTGACAAACCACCAATTGCGCTAGCAGCCTCTCCTACTGATACTGAGAAGTCGCTAGTGGCTTTGGCAGATTCTGTTATATCTTTGTTAAAGGAATCAACAAAACCTGTGGCTTTTCCTAGTCCTGTAGTTGCCTCATCTAAATCATTGACAAGCTTAAAGACCGCACTAGTAAAACCAGTTAGCGATGTGGCTGCCATGTTTTGAGAGCCAACTAGTCCATCTAGCGCAACCTTGCCGGCTGCAAACAGATTATTGAGGGCTTCTTGTTGTTTTTCTGCCTCTTCTGCTTTAAGCCTATAAGCATCTAGTTTAACCTGAAGCTCATTTGTAGCCGTAGCTAACTCCCGCTCTTTTTGAAGAGCAGCTTCGGAAACCGGAATTCCCTTTTCTCGTGCATCCCTTATTTTATCTTGAAGCTGGGTAAGTTCTGATAAAAGTTTTGCTTGCTTGGCAAACTCTTTGTTGACTAACGCTTCGGCGTTGGCTACTTTTGCTGCTTCTTCTGGGCTCGGTCCCTTGCCGTTACCACTGCCATTGCCGTTACCATTTCCGTTGGCCATCTACGAACCTCCTCGTTAGTGTCCTCGGATAGGCCAATTAATCTTTGCTTCTCGCTCAAATTTACGGATGGCTAAATCCAGCTTGCCTTTTTGTTGATACGTCATCGGATTATCCAGTCCGTATTTTTTGATATAATTCATATAACGCTTCTCATTAACCAGCGCATCAGTGAAGGCAGAAATTTCTATTCTATTTCCTCGTACTTTTACTGGAACTTTCCGTCCCTTGAACATTTTAGACAAGAGATACTGAATCCATGCCGCAAACACATGAAGGATGTTCTCATTTAGTTGTCCTTTTCGGGCTGCACCCAGATCAAAGACTATTTCTTCCATCTGGTCTTCTGTTAATTTTTGCACCGCAAGTCTCCTCATAGTTTGCTACTCAATAAATAGGCTGCTAAACAAGTTTTAGTTAACGCCTTCGCCCTTTAGATGAGGAATTTGCTTTACGGTTTGCTTCCTTGAGTTGTTCCGCCTCTTCTTTCTTTTGTTGAACCAAGCGGTTAATGAACCAACGACGAACTGTTACAGGAAGATTATAGGCTTCAAAAAAGCTCCAGCCGCCCCAATACTTCATTTGAAAAAACTCTTCGTAAATGCCTAATTTGTAGTCATCGCTTAGGCCATAGAAAGTCAACGGTAAGCGGAACCTCCACGTCCGCTTCATAGCCACATTCGGCACACTCAAAATTTTGTGAAAGGTCTAAATTAGGGGTTGCTGATGCATAAAACGACCGGAGGTAGATAGAATCTCTCGCTGGCATATTTTTAGCAAACCCATTTATATCCTCTCTGTTAGTGCTGCCGTTAACCGATACTATGATTTGGTTAAACATGTCTGTTAGTGTTGAGTTTCCTCGTGTATTTTTACTTCGTTTTTTGTTTCTCTTAAAATCATTAATTTCATCTTGTCCCGTTAGAAACCGACAAGTAACCTCAACACCAGAAAAAGGCAACGTTAGTTGCAGTCGGTTATCCTCAGTCAAGGTGGCCCCGTATTCAATTAATGCTTCATCAAAATTATTAATTCTGCCAGATTCAAGATCAAACTCATAACGAGACACAGCAGTGCAAGAGGGACAAGTCACATTAGTAGTATACTCAGGACCATAGCCGGTTACTCGTGACGCTACAATCAAAGCGTTCTTGTCTCCAAGCAACAAAGTATTGAGCATGATTCTTTTATCTACAATTAAATTTTCTAACATCCGATCTACAGCTAGTCCCGCTTTGATCAAAGACTGAGAGGTTAGGATATCCTCCTCTTTTGCAGTCATGTAACGAATCTCTATTGTGCTGCTATTATGTAAAGGATGCCCCTCGGGATAAAACCTGCCCCCACTGGGAAGTTGTACCATTTCAGTAGGAGCAGACCAGTGGAAAGCAGGTTCCGGAGATCCTGTTGCCACTGGTGCTGGAGTGTCTGTATCTTGCGGGGTATGGGTTTCGTTACCCGGCATACCCGTGCGATTCTCATTTCTGCTCATTTATGTAACCTTTCTAAGTACTATCTTTTTAATTTATAGTTGGTCAGGAACTATAAGTCCTCCGGCAGCGTCAGCCACGCCTAGACCACCAGAACCGTTCAGCACTGCCCAATCGTAAGTCAATTCTATGCTGATTTCCGAGAGGTCGTCCGAACCATAATCTAAACCACCAAAATCTAAGCTTGTAATGAAAGCATTGTGAAGAGCCCACTCTTCTACTGTGCGTCCTTCTGCATTTAGTTGAGAAATAAAGACTGATCCAAGAGCGTTGCTTGCTTTCTCCTTACTGAGAGAAATCAAAGCTTGTGCATCTGTGTCTGGATACTTATATCCCGAAATACCAAGTCTGTTCATAAGGGCAGCAGCCATGTCATCTTCACCACCAGGGTCAACCATCGTGACTGTTACTGGATCCCATGTTACACGGCCTGGGTATTTAAACTCGTGATCTAAAAACATATGAGGAACTGTTGTGACGGATACTTTTGGCTTGGTTACTGTCTTAGCGACAAACTGAGGTATCCTGTTTGGGTTGGCGCTAGCTGCTTGCGAGTCGCCAATAGTTACAATAAACCTATATTGTCTTTTAGGATCAGGTTTTGCCGAAGACCAAAAAACGTTTGCCATAATTATTTCTCCTGTTTATTATATAGTAAATAATGAAACTTTTTAGTCTTCAAAACTTGCCCCACTACGGCTGACAATAAAGTCAATAGCAAAATACTCGGCTGCTCGTGTTGGTTTGATAAACAGTTTTGCATAAATAATATTACGGTCTATCAAATCTGGAGTTGTTGTGTTTTCATCCAGAATCAGTTTGAAATCATCAATACCAAACTGTGCCTTCACACTTGACAGCAGGGGACCTGCTTGAGAAGTAAAGTTAGCCCAGGTTGCTGGTACATTGGGTCCAAACAATAATCTAGAAGCGATGAACGAAATCTCTCTCTTCAGGAAGATAAGCAAACGACGGACATTGATTCTGTCAAGTGCCGAAGCTGTTTGTTGCAGAGTTTTTTGTCCAAAAATCACAATACCTTCTGCCGGGAACTTGGCAATTGGATTGATATTTGCCTCATAGAGATCGTCACGATCATCCGATGTTAAGCGTCGTGTAACATCTAGCACCGGAAGACCACCCGCTCCCTCGCTCAGTCCACCACGGGTAAATCCAGCGGGAGCAAACCAAGGTGCAGCCGTTCTATCAGTAGTGGACAATGCACCCAGAGCCGGCACTGACGGCGGAACCCAAAGTGTGCGGTTCGTGTTTGTATCACGAATCATGACCCACGGTGAATAGGTTGCGCCGTAACTGTTATTAATGCTCCGCCTTTTCAGGTCATCAACAGCCTGTTTAACAGTATAATTTCTTCTTGTTTCCGCACTAGCGTTACTATCGGACTCTGGAACATAAATAAGTGGCAAGTCAATAATAGCTAGAGCGTCAGCACGATCTTCTACAGTCTCCAGCAGATAATCGGTTACTAGCGGCTGAGTAACACCTGGCATTGCTACCATGTTATATTGAAGCCTTTCAGGGTCTGAAGCCATGTTCACTGTGGCACGCAACGAATACAAAAGTGAGCTATTTTGTTCAGTTTTGTCATCCATCAGTGCGTTGCGAAGTGGATTCTTTTCTGTGATATTTAGACCATCGGCTCCACCAAACATTGTGGTAGTAAAGCGATCAAGCCCAGCATCTATTGAAGCTGTATATGAACCACTCTTTGCCGAAAGGCTCAAACCAGCCTGACGAGAGCCTGAAACGTAGTAATAACGCTGACCATCGGCAGAGCCTGAGATATCATCCAAACTAAATACCCATGCTGAGTTGAGTGGCGAGTCTTGGTAGGCTCCCAATTGAGCGCCACCTGAGATAGGACTGGCTACATCAAGAGTCGTAGATGTAATGTTGGACTGTTGCCCTCGGCATGGAGGACGAACCATATCTATTACCGCAGGACTAAAGACATCATTAGCGGCAGTCTTGCCAGTCCAAGCTCCCCAGAAACAACTTTTAAGGCT